GTTATGGATTCCTTGATATACTACTTCACATACCGTATTAGGGAAAGTATCATCATATACTCTATTTAAGGTTACTAGAGCTACTGCGAGTTGTCCTGCAAATGGTTCGTTTCGTGCTTCAAAATATATATTCTTTGCAAGGCATTCTACTTGTTTTGCTCTGTTTTCTAATACTATATTTAATGAAGTATAATTTGGTACTGATTGGGAGCCAAAGTTGTCCCACACCAATTTATCTTCATAATAAGTACCTGCACTTCCTAAAGGAAAGCTAAAGGAAAACATTAAAGCAAAACATATGAATAATTTTTTCATATTACCTTCTTTAATATGATCTTCAACCTTTATTAGATATAAGTAGTCCATCAAGAAATAAACCGCAGATCGTTAAACGGTCTTATTTGTGTTAATAATATTGGGGAATTTTAAAAATGAAGAGGGATTAGGTTATCCTCTACATACTTTCCCTTTCGGTTTTGCATTATAATAGACTCCCTATTAAAGATTGTACTATTATTTATACTCTTGAAAGTCCTCATCCCACCCAAAAGCCTCTGTTACGACTTGTGTGGATAATCCCTTATATGTTTGATGAAGTCTTTTATCCTTTACTGCACACAAAAGTTCAGCTTCATCTTTGTGTAATCCTTCTAACAGTCTGACAAACATACGTTCTCTAACTGTACTCTGAAGGTTTGGATCTGCACTCTTGTCATTGGTCTTAACATAATGCCAAAGACTATCACCCTCAGTTCTTAATAATGTATGTTCTGTACCTTCTGGAGCATCATTTTCAATATATGGTGGAGTTCCAGATGGTAATTCTGATTCTATTTTGGGGTTAAAAGACCATTGACAAATTTGTCGTAATGCTTGACAATCTTCATCTTGTAGAATCTTGATTTTTTGTGCTTTTGTTTTTGCAGTATGCACCTTAGTTAAAATTTCACTAAGAAGCAGTACTCTAACTTTAATTTTAGTTTGAGTAGTAAGATTTTCAGCATCAGATGTAGATACTGATGTAGGTATAGCCATTAAAATTCTCCTATGTTTTCAATTAAATTATTAAGTTTTCTTTCAATAAAAAAGTTCAAAAGTCCACTTCGTTTCCCTTTGGGAACTTCATTAAATTGCATACCAACTTGGTCAGCAATATTTGTTGGGGTATATTGTAAATCAATCAGTTTCATATTCCTATGATAGTTTCTTAACTGTTCTTCATTACAAAAATCTTCTGGATTTTGATCTATCCATAAATCTATTTTTTTCTTTGTTATTGGTGTTTGTCGAACCTTATCCACGATACATTTATCAGTTGATAAAAAATTAGGAATTCCATCAGAGCTATCACCACGCAAAATATGTTCCTTTAAATATCTTTTTGGATTAGTATCATTAACTATTTTTTTAGTAATTGGACTATATTGTTTTACATTTTCCCTTACTTGTAATTGTATAAAATCTTTATCACCAGAAATAATCATTATCGGCTCGCTCCAAGATTTTGCAAGAACACCAATAACATCATCGGCCTCTGCTTCTTCAATTTCTATATATTTGTAAGGGAAAAACTCTTTAAGTTCAGATTTGATAGTATCTAGACTTTCAAATATTTGTGTCCAATCTCTACTATCAGCAGCTCTAGTAGTTTTTCTTGAGGCTTTATATGGTGGAAAATGCTCACGCCTCCATGAATGTCTACCATCACAACATAAGACCAGTTCTCCATATTCTCTATGATACTTTTGTCGATACATTCTGAGGCTATTCAGAATCATGTGTCGTACCATATTAATATCAACCTGTGTCTGGTCTTTTCCCATTGACATCATTGTGGATGCCACCATTATTTGACTCAAATCTATTAATATCATTCACTTGCCCATACTGCATTAATATCTGGATAATACACCCCTTTAGTTCGTTTTGGTGTACCATCTGGTTCATAAGCCAACGCAACACATTTCCATTGTGTTTTTAACTCTTCATCTGCACCTTGAAAATCAGAAACCCAATCTCCCATTTTAAGATAATGTTCCATAAATCGAACATATGCTTTTGCATTTTCACCTTCACTTTTTTGTGTAGTTGATTCTTTAGAGGAAATATTCCTTCGGCGAGAGTGACTTAGAAGTGCAGATGATTTTTCTTTGTTATGTTTAATCCATTTTTTGACCGTAACAAAAGACAAGGGGTCATCATCTGGTTTTGCTAAGACAGATGGATGTACATTTTTGTACTCTGATGTTTTCTTCTTACTTCGAGCCTTTGTTAGTTGGTCACGAAGTTCTTGTTTTCGTTTTTCACTTAGTTGTTTTTTCATAATTTTTCATAATAATTAAGTATTATTTCAATCATCTCATTTTTATTTATAGTAAGATCATTGAGTTTTATAGGTTTTGGCCCAATATAGGTAAACCAAGTTTCAAAATTTTCATTACCCATATACAGGTCTTGAACGAATCCATAATCTAAAGCTATAACATCTTCATAGGAATATTCCCTAGAATTTGTTCTAATCTCTAAAATGGTTGGAAATGTACCATCATCAATAAGACCTTTTAACTTTGTAAGTCTTTTATTCACTATATTATCAGCTAGCTTACTATATTAAAATTCAAATGTCAAGTCTTTTATTCCATAATTGTTGAAAAATATCTATTCATAATATTTTCATTGTAATACAATCTTTCACCATCATCATTTACGGCTTCTAAAACATTATGTTGAAATAACAATTTTGTTTCGTTATAATTTACTTGACCTTTCTTTTTGTAAAGAGATAAGATCTCTCTCTTGAATCTGTTAGGGCCAGATTCCTGCACCATTTGTTGAATTTTTTTAGATGAACTGTAATAGGATTTCCAATCACTCTCTGACCGTACTTTTTTCCTTATTCCTTTTTTCTTTCTAACAGAATAAAAGTACTTTCTTCCAATATATTGTTTGCCGTTTTCAAAATCAGTTAGAATGTAACAGAAACCAAAATAATCTTTAATATCTTCACTTTCAAATATTTTTCCATCATATAGCCAAGGGTTTTCGTAACACATAAATACTCCACTTAGGAATATTTATGTTAATAATAATCTTCCTCTTCTTCATAATCTTCTTCCATTTCAATATCTTCTCCACCACAAAATGCACAAAAGATTATATCATATCTCGATTTATTCAAATTATGTTTCATATAATATATAGCATGACAATCTGTACATTCTATTTCAATATTTTCTGTCATAAAACTTGCTATTAAATGATTTCACAACTGTCACCAGAACACGCAACTGTTTGTGCTCCTGTAGTATTATCCTCTGTTTCGTATTTAGATAGCTTAGAATAATCAATTTTTGGGAAATCTGCAAGCATTACATTATAAGTTTTTTCATCGATTTCCTCGTAAGGGGCAAGTTGATAGATGTGGTCATCTTTAGGTAAGAAACTCACCCCCACTAAATTATCGAAATTTTCATATACAAAATTACCAACTTCAAACCATTCTTCAGGTTTGACATAAATTGTAGCTGATACTGTATGTTCTGTATAATTATGTTTTATTTTTAACCATTGTTTTAATTGAGAAATTGCATTAACATCTTTTACTTTTACTGAACCTTCTGGTGCATTTACTGGAAATTCACATACCCAAGTCATTGCAGTCTCTTGTGATTGTCCTACTTCTGGTAAGAATTTTACACCTTGATCTTTCATCATTTTATACAAGGGGTCAGTTGCAGAAATTCTCACTCTTCGTATATAATAGTCTGCAAATCTTGGATGAAAACCAGATGCAGAATTTACCAGTATTGATGCAGTTCCACTAGGTTTTACAGTAGTAATGGCTGCAGATCTGTTTATCTTTAATCGTTCTGCTGTTTCAATATTTACCCCTATTGAATAATCTCTCAATGTTTGTAAATTATCTTCAGTTAAAATATCTGGATTATCCATTTGTCCTGTCATGGATACTCCCAAAAGTCTTTCTTCTATTGCATTCTTTTTCCAATCATCATGAAGGTCATCCAAGAGACTAAAATTAGTTAATGTAGATTGTATTGTACCTATCATAGTTGCAACTTTTATCTTTTCCATTAAAGTTTCAACAGTATCATCTGCACGAATAATCACTTCTGAGAGGTTACAGAACCCTCTAGGGCGCAATATTATTTCACCACAGGGGTTTGTTGTCCAATCTTGTCTTTTACGCCTTCGTTTTGGAATCAAATCGTTGATTGAATATCGATTAAAAATTCCACGTTCTCCTGTACCACTCTCTGCAAGGGCTAACCATTCCTTCATGAAGTCAATGGAATTTGGTTTAACATCATAAATTGCACTATTGTTACTCATGGCTCGATGTGCATTTGTCACCCAAAATTGTCCTTGTTTCGCATTCCTCATTCCACTATCGTACAAGTCTGAAAGAGTAATAATCGATGACCTTCTGACACCACC